CAGCAGACAGCCCTTGAGGTATGATAACATTGCGCTATGGTCAAGATAGCCGTTTACGCTATATCAAAGAATGAGATACTCCATGCGGAACGTTGGGCTAAAGCTACTGAAGGTGCTGATTATCGCGTCGTTGCTGATACTGGTAGCACGGATGGCACTCAAGAAGCTCTCACAAAGCTGGGAGTAACGGTTCATCAAATACATGTTGAACCATTCAGGTTTGATATGGCAAGAAATGCAGCGCTATCGCTTGTACCTAAAGAGGCAGATATCTGCCTTATTTTAGATTTAGACGAAGTGCCGGAGCCAGACTTCTTTAAGAAAGTCCGCAAGCTTTGGAAGCCAGGCTCAGACCTAGGCTGGGTATCTATGCAAACGGATACCAACAAGTGGGAAAGAGACAGACTGCATTCCCGCAACAATTGGGTGTGGAAGTACAACATCCACGAAGTAAACATTTGGTACGGTCAAGGTGAGCCTAAAGACTGCGATGTACGCAAAGCAGTTATTACCCACCTGCCAGATAATACCAAGTCTCGCGGGCAGTACCTGCCCATGCTAGAGACTGGTGTTAAAGAGTTTCCCACAGACCCGCGCATATGGACATATATGACGCGAGAGTATTTCTTCTACTCCAAGTGGGAAGATGTTATCCGCAGTGCAGAAAAGAAACTTGAGCTAGATGGTTGGGATGTTGAAAGCGCAGCAGTCTGCCGGTGGGCAGGAGAAGCTGCACACCAACTGGGCGACGAAGATAATGCACGAATGTGGTATGACAAAGGCCGAGATATTCTTCCCCTGCAAGGTGAGCCGCAATTTGGTGTGGCAATGGATGCGTACCGAAAAAAGGAATGGGAGCGCTGTTTAGATGCTGCTCTTAACGCTTTGGAGTCTCCTCGCTCCAACCACTACTGCTACGAATCTGCCGTCTGGGACTGGAAAGCCTACGATTTGGCAGGAATTGCAGCATACAACCTCAAGCATATCGACGAAGCAATAACCTTCACCGAACATGCAGTAAAGGCAAACGGGCCTGAGAATGAGCGCATTGAGCGCAATCTCGACTTTTTCAAGAAAGTGAAACATGACATCTCACAAGCACGAGTTAAAAGAAATTGAGTTTGGATTAGATGCACAAGCCAATTGGGTTTCTGTCTACCTTTGCAAGAGTTGCGACATCCGCTCTGCTGAAGCTTTCCCAACCGACGCTGTTGAGTCGGAGCATCTGCAGCATGATAGTTATACTGATGGCTGCTTTGCTTGCAAGATACACACATTAGAGCTAGGCACAGGCGACGCTGGTAGAGCCTTGGCTCCCATGTCAGGCAAAAAGTGGGATAGCGAATTAGAGGCTTATCGCAAAGCGAGAGCTGAGGGTATCCAGCCAGCTGGTACCACTATGAAAGCAATTAACGAAGCTAAGGCTGCCAGCGACAGAATGGGTGCAGCATACAACGCTGATGTTATGCCAGCGGCAAATCAGATTACCAAGCAAAGCGCTTCGGTATTGAAACACACAGGGGACATCTAATGGCAGCAGCTAAAAAGGGCATGGGCTTCGCAGCCGCCCAAAAGCAAATCGCTTCAAAGTCTGGCGTACCTATGAAGAATGCCGGAGCTATCTTGGCTTCAGCTACTCGTAAGGCTAGCCCAGCAGCTAAGAAGGCTAATCCAAATTTGAAGAAAGTCCTACCAGCAAAGAAGGGAAAGTAACTATGTGCGTTGAATGCGGTTGTACTAAGAATGCTGTTGGCGGAGCCAATGACAAGCTCACCGGCAAGCCAACCAAAGACAAGTTCGGTTCATACGAAGGCGTCGGCGGAACAAAGAATAAGTAAGTAACTTTAAGAGAGGATAGCGATGGCTACAAGTTTATCAACTGTCTATCACATGAATAGGCTGGCAGGAACCATTGTCAATGGCGTACCTCAGTACGACTTTGATGGCGCTTGTACCAAGTGGGGTACCGTTGTATTAGGTGCACACAATGCTACTCGTGGCATCGACGTCCTTAACCAGATTTATGCTTACCGCAACGGTGGTAAGAATTACTACGAGGATACCCCTGGCATCCTCAACCTTCTTGCTGGAACCTTTGGTTTAGGTGAAGCTGAAGCAGCATCAAGGATTGCATCGTGACGTTATTCATTGACTTAATTAACGAAACTAACCTAGCCCTGACGGGTTACACCAACCGTCAGGACCAGGCTACATTTCTCACCTCAGACTTGAGCGCAACCGCTACTACCTTTGTGGTAGCAGATGGAACCGTTCTGACTCGTGGTATTGTCGAAATTGACGACGAGCTTATCTGGGTAGACTCCTTCGACCGTACTTCTAATACGGCTACCATCCCTGCTTATGGCAGAGGGTTTCGTGACACCACGCCTACTACTCACACAGCTGGTACTCGTGTAACTATCGCGCCTTCCTTTCCGCGTAGCGTCATCCGGCGAAACATTAACCTTGCCATTGATGGTGTGTACCCAGATTTGTTCGGCACTTACTACACACAGTTTAACTGGCAGGCAGCTCGTACAACCTATGCTTTGCCTCAAGAGGCAGTAGATATTCTTGGCTGCTCATGGCAGACCATTGGCCCATCTCGTGAATGGTTACCCGTGCGTCACTATCGCGTAGACCGTATGGCTAACCCTGGCGTATGGAATACAGGTAAGACTGTATCTATCCGTGAAGGTATTATTCCTGGCCGTCCTGTCATGGTTACCTACACCAAGAAGCCAACACCGCTTCAGTACGATACCGATGACTTTGCTACAACAACAGGACTTCCTGACTCATCTCGTGAAGTAATTATCCTTGGCGCTGCTTATCGTACCGCCATGTATCTTGACCTTGGACGAGTTCCAGCTGCTACAGCGGAAGCTGACTCACAGCAGTCTAATGACCCGATTGGTTCTGCAACCAATATTGGTCGAGTCCTGCAACAGATGTACCAGCAACGCCTCCTTGTCGAAGTGCGTCGCCTTCAAGAGCAATTCCCACCTCGCACCCACTACACAAGCTAAAGGAATCACATGGCTACTCGTCGCTATTACTCCGCCAATGCGGTTGACAATACGGTTGCTTCGTACATCAACAGCACTTCTACGGCCGTAACGCTGGCCAACTCACCGGTTGGCTATCCTAGCACCTACCCATTTGTGCTTGCCCTTGACTACAATACAGCTTCTGAGGAGCTAGTAGTTGTTACTGCAGCGTCGGGTACAACTCTTACTATCACTCGTGGCTTTAACGGAACCTCGACAGTCGCTCACAACGCTGGTGCAGTTGTTCGCCACGTTATCACAGCACAGGACTTGACGGACGTTCAGGACCATATTGCTGCAACAACAGCACATGGAATTACCGGTTCTGTTGTAGGCACAACTGACACACAAACCCTTACCAACAAAACTATTTCAGGCTCAAGCAATACCATCACAGGTATTACTGTTCCTATCTCCACGGGTGTTACTGGCTTGGGAACTGGCGTAGCCACATTCTTGGCTACCCCATCATCAGCCAACCTTGCTTCGGCCGTTACCGACGAGACAGGTTCTGGCTCACTGACCTTTGCCACAAGTCCAACACTGACAACACCTATCTTGGTACAAGGCACATCAACACCAACTTTCTCTACCAACGCCTATACCTTGCAGTCAACCGATGCTGGTCAGTTCTTGCTGGCAAGCAACTCCACAACAGCTGGTACGGTCAACATTCCTACCGATGCTACCTACGCTTTTGCTACGGGTACACAAATCCACATCCAGCAAACAGGCACAGGACAGCTCACCATTCAGGCAGCTACTTCTGGCACAACTACAGTTACTTCTAACGGTGCAACATCAGCTAGCCCTAAGATTCGCGCACAGTATTCTGTAGCTACCATTATGAAGACAGCTGCAAATACATGGACCGTATATGGAGACATTGCCTAAATGCCAATTCCAGGAATTGTTGCCTCTGGCAAACTGGGGCATTTATCCACCAATAACTACACCTCAATCCAAACTGTAACGGTTGGCTCAGGCGGGGCATCGTCTATCTCGTTCTCGTCAATTCCTAGCACCTACACCCATTTGCAAATTCGCGGCACTTGGCGCGGAAGCGCATCGGGTACTGGTGTAGAAACTTATATGAATTTTAACTCTGACTCTACTTCTGATTATATTAGTTTTCATCAACTTTATGGAGATGGTTCTTCGGCAGTTGCTCAATACAGCGGAGGTTCTAATACATATATTGCACCTTCTTACACGGTTAATACCTCAGTTCTTGCAAATACTTTTAGTGCTGCAATTATAGATATTTTTGATTACACAAACACAAACAAAAATAAAGTTACTCGTTCTTTAAACGGATGGGATGCAAATGGAACTGGTTACACAATACTTCGTTCGGGAATGTGGATGCAAACATCTGCCATAAATACTATTACTTTTACAATTAACGCTACTTCTTTTGCACAGTATTCTCAAATTGCATTATATGGGGTGAAATAACATGGCCAGCGCAGCAACATATACACCGATTGCAACTTATACCGTTCCATCGGCAACTGCTTCCTATACTTTTAGTTCAATTCCTGGCACTTACACGGATTTAGTTTTGGTTGCCAATGTGCAAGGAACAACTGGTGGCAACGGAACAACCGTACAATTCAACGGCGATACTTCAGGAAATTATTCTTACACCCTTGTTGATGGAAATGGTTCTTCTGCAACTTCAGCTCGCGCAACAGGTCAAACTAACATTCAATCGGGATTAGTAGATAATGTTAGTTGGGGTACTCAAATAATTCATATTATGAATTACTCAAATACAACGACATATAAAACTGTATTGGGTCGTGGCAACGATACTTTACAACTTCGCGCAACAGTTGGGATTTGGCGTGCTACTGCGGCTATTACTTCAGTAACAGTTCTCGCTGCTCCTAACGCTTACAATTTTATTGCTGGCTCAACTTTTACCCTCTACGGAATCTTGGCGGCGTAACTATGGCAAATCCTACTTATACCCTCATCGGCACACCGCAGGTAGTCGGCTCTGGCGGCGCTTCTGCCATTACCTTCTCGTCAATTCCTGCCACTTATACGGATTTGAAGGTTGTGTTGTCGGCAAGAACAAGTGTTGCCAATACTTCTACAACAACATTTTTATACATTAATGGTGTTTTAACTAATCGTTCAGCAAAATTTTTATATGGCACTGGTTCTACTGCTGGTTCTTATAGCAACACTGCTGGAATTTCTGGAGATACAAATGGTGCAAATTCAACTGCTAACACATTTGGCAATCAAGAAATTTACCTACCAAACTATGCATCCTCTAATCCAAAATCATATTCTATTGATGGAATAGTTGAAAATAACACAAGCGGCACAGATAACACCGTTGAATTTGGTGCTGGATTGTGGAATCCCGGCATTCAGGCTGGAATTACAACTATTGGATTTGCTCCATCAGCAGGAACATTCGTTCAATACTCCACCTTTTACCTCTACGGCATCAACAACTCATAAGGGAGACACAATGGCAGATGTAATCGAAGTCAACTGCACCACAGGCGAAGTAACCACTCGCCCACAAACCGCTGAGGAAATTGCAGCAGCCGAGGCGTTAGCCGCGCAAGCTGCCGCTGACAAGGCAGCCGCTGATGCAGCAGCACAGGCAAAGGCAGATGCGAAAGCAGCCGCTATCGCTAAGCTCACCGCATTGGGGCTAACTGCTGACGAAGTGGCAGCGCTAACAGCGTAAGTAATACCAGCTTGACAACCCCGCTACGGCGGGGTTTTTTATTGGAAACTATTTAAGGAGTAAGTGTGGCTATTGGTGATGACGGCTTTCGACATATAGCAGAACGTCCCGTTGACCCTATTGGTCAACCAGCCAATGCAACTAACACTTATCAAAATACTGCTAATCAGTATGACGTTGCAGTTTCCGGTATCCCATTCTTTCTTGGACCCAATAAGGAAAACCCATATAAGCGCGAGACTGCACAGTACCGCAAGCAACAGATTGACCAACAGAAGGAACCAGGCGAGCAGACACTCACCGGTTGGTGGCTTCGCAGCCAGTCCAGCTTTGACTACGGCGCAGGCATTCGTTACGAAGAACCAGTTGAAGGCGCAACTGTAGGGCAGCGCTTTAACAAATCCGCTGGCGTGGAAGTATTTAACATTGGCAAGGTAACACTACTGCCAGATGTTACAGCAGTACACTCCATTACCAACACTCCCAAAATGGTAGGCGCTATTGACGCTAATGGAGTTAACCTTGTTATCTGGTCAGACGGTGCAAACCTATACCGTACTACCGCAGCTGGCACAACCACTACTCTTACATGGGGCGGCTCGGGAACAATCCTTGCTGTCGCTCAAGATGGACAGAATTACTACGCAGCTAATGCCACAGGCATCTACAAAGGCCCATTGACTGGCGCTACTAGCGGTGCATCTATCTTCACGCATCCATCAGCCGTAGGTACTGTTACTAACGTTGCTCTTGGTTGGGCCAAGCAGCGCCTTATTGCTGGCGTTAACAACTACCTGTACGAAGTACAACCTATCATTTCTTTCGGTGTTACCACAAGCGTAGTAGATGGCTCATACAACGCCACCCTGACTACCTCAGCTGCACACAACTTCTCTATCGGTTCACTGATTACTGTCGCATCAGTTGGCTCTCCTTACAACGGCACATGGTCAGTTACCAATGTAGCCAACAGCACAAGCGTTACCTTCTTTGTCAACAACGCTGCTGTCAGCCAAGCATCTGCATCGGGTACCGTCACACTTGCAAGCAATAACAACTTGCCTATCTACGCCCACCCAGATACCAACTGGACATGGACAGGCGTATGCGATGGTCCTAACGCTATCTACGCATCGGGCTATGCTGGTGATTCCTCTACTGTCTTCCGTCTTATCCTTGATACCAGCGGTGCTGTGCCACTATTGACTAAGGCTGTCACTGCAGCTGATATGCCTAAGGGCGAAGTCATCTATGCACTTGGTTCCTACATCGGCAAGTACATGGTGTTTGGTACAAGCAAGGGTGTACGCGTAGGACAGATTGACACCTCTGGCTACCTATCATCTGGTTTCATTACTTATGGCCCATTGACCGTCATTACCAACGGCTACGACCCCGCCAGCGGTACCATTCTTAATGGCTCAGCATGTAAGTCAGTCACCTTCAATGACCGCTACGCCTACTGCACTGTCACCGGTTACATTGACACAGATGGCAACGGCACAACCTACCATTCAGGCTTGGTTAAAATTGACCTGAGCAAAGAAATTGCTCCTAACCAAATGGCTTACGCTACCCACCTGCAAGTACCGAATAGCCTTGAGGCTTCGGGAGTGTGTGTCGTTGGCGCTACTGGTCAGCTTGCTATTGGCGTTAAGGGTGACAACCTTTACTTTCAAGCTAACACTCTTATCTCTAGCGGCTACCTACAGACTGGACAAATTCGCTACTTCACACTTGAGGACAAGCACTTTGAGTTGGTCAAGCTACGTCAAACCCTGCCACTGACAGGACGATTGAGCTTAGCCTCTGTTGATGCCAATGGTCAGGCCACGCAAATCATTACCGTCGATAACAACTTCGACTTCACCCAAGACATCACTGGCCTTGACCAGCTTGACTTGACTCCTAAAGAATCTATCGCTTTGCGCTTTACGCTTATCGCTGCATCTGGTCAGGCAGTAGGCAACGAAGATTCATTCAACGGCTACCAGCTCAAGGCTCTGCCTGCTGTCCGCCGTCAGCGCATCATCACGCTACCACTTATGTGCTACGACTTTGAAGGCGATAGATACAACATGAGCATTGGCTACGAAGGCCGTGCAGCTGAGCGCGTTCAATCATTGGAAGACATCGAGTCCAATGGTGACGTTATCGTTCTTCAAGACTTTACCAACAATGAAACCATCCGTGGCGTCATTGAAAGTCTCACCTTCATTCGCATGACTCCACCAGAGCGTCGCTTCAAAGGCTTCGGTGGAATGATTATCTGCCAGTTCCGTACCGTATAACAGTTAGGGCGTACCGCAAAATGACAAGCACGGATTTAACAACTATCGCATACAACGCTGTCTTTACTATCGGAGCCACAGGTACTGGCATCTGGTATATCTTCAAGCATGGCGTACAGAATGTCCTCAAGTCTGAGATGAATGACATCAAGACTATTAAGAATGAGGTAACGCCTAACTCTGGCGGTTCATTAAACGATGCTATCCGTAAGCAAGTCATCCCCATGATTGAGACTTTGGTAGAGAAGCAACAGAATATAGCGGTAGACCTGGGCACACTCAATGGCAAGTTTGAGCAGCATATTCGGGAGCATAATGATTAATCTTTTTAAGAAAAAATACATCCACGAAGCTACTGGCGATGTGCTGACCTTCTCTGAACAGATTAGCTGGAAGATTCAAGGCATTATCCGCAACTGGTTCTTCGTCATCCTTTGGACTGGCGTTACCTTTGTCTGGTGGGCGCAGCCCACATGGTTTACAGACACTCATGCCTATATCAAGTGGATGAACCTAGCCTCATGGCTGGCAGTTACCGTTGAGCTTATCATCGGTATTGCCATGATTGGCCAGACCAAGCGCGATGCCATGATTATTCGCCACATCTTGAAGTTAGAGAAGCAGGAAATTGACCACTTACAGGACATCATGGAGCAGCAACTACATGACTAAATACGAACCACGCATCGGTGACTACGGCGTAGTACGCACCGGTGGATTCTTCGGAAAGCTTATTAGACTAGGAACGGTATCCCGCTGGAACCATGCGTTTATCTATATTGGCGATGGCAAGATTGTGGGAGCTGACCCTACTGGCGTTGCTATTAGTAACCTTAGCAATTACCCATTGGTTGCATGGAACCAGCACGAAGAATTGTCTGAGGAGCAACGAGCAAAGATTGTTCAGCATGCCCAAGCAGCAGTCGGACGGCCATACAATTTTGGCATCATTGCCATGCTTGCGCTTCGTGCGCTAGGCGTAAAAATTTTTCCCAAAAAATTCATGCATTACTTGGCTAACCATGCAGGTTACATCTGCTCTGAATTGGTAGCCGAGTGCTAC